GCCTTCCTTACACCACGGACCTTCTGGGAACTTCTCCGCGTCATAGGCTGTGGGTCCAACCTTTACAACGAACAAAACAGGGGACGTTAACTCCTCGGTTTTTACTGTTTTGTCAGATTTAATAATCCCACTTTCATACTTATCGCCAACCTCAACTAGGGCGCACAGTAACCGCCAACCTTGGGGGTCGGGCAGCGACGTAGCCTTTTGTTCGGCTGTTTCATACTCTTCATCCACTTTAGGAATAGCCATTGCTGCAACTACTCCCGGCGGTAAGATTAAGGTGCTATCAGGTGTTGCGATGGTTTCACTCATCGAGTTCTCTTTCTACATTTTCAGCGAGGTCAATTAAGTGGCGCTCTGCATAGGCTAGACCTCGAATCACCCCGCAAAGCTCTTTGTACTGCTCAAAGCTTGAGCACTGACCATTTGCCAAATCGTCAGTGAAATTGTTCATATCCGCGCGAATCTTGTCACGCAGTGCTTGAAATACGCTCATCGTTTGTATGTCCACCTATTACTCCTGTGTGTTTTTAGTTTTTTTGGTCATTTGCGCACGTTTGAACGCCATGTCTACCCCTGTGGCTACCGTGAACTCTTTCTCTTTGGCGGCGCGATTCTTGTCGTCTTGCGCTACCTTGATCTGCGCGTTCATACCTGCAATCTTCTCTCTGGACTCAATTTCTGCTTCCTTGAGCTTGAGCTCGTCTGCTTTAGCGGCGGCATCTGCCAAGAGTTTCTTCTCCTTAATCTCAACTTCCTTACCTTTGAGCTGGAGCTCTTGCATCTGCATTTGCAAGATGGGGTCTTGCGCGTTTTGCTGAGCTTGTTGCTGAGCGGTAGCGGCTTGAGACGCAGCGAGCACTTGCGGAGCGGCTTCTGCCAACAGGCGACTGATCTCTTTTTCCATTTCTGGTGGGAGCTCGTCTTCTTGGTTAGGCAACGCAACGCCAAGGGCAACCTCGATCTTGTTCCGATAGGCAAACCCAACGTGCTCGGCGATGTGTGCCTGCATGGCGGACTGCATAACTTGTGCCTGCGGATTCTGCCCAATGAGTTGTTGAATGATTGGGTCCGTCATCGCCATCTGGTGAACCTTGATGTGCGCTTCGTGATCTTGGTACGCAAACGCCTTGACGGGTCTGCCACGGAGCACGTTTTGGTTTTCCGTTACAGGGTCGGTTGGCTTCTGATCTTCCTCGAGCGGCACGAGCTTATCGGCGTGCTTAATACCCAACACGTCTAGCATCTGACGGTGCAGCATAGGTAGGTTGTAAATCTGAGGCGCCATCTGGGCCAGCTGGATAACCGCTTGATACTGAACTACTCTTTGTGAAAGCGTAGCAGCGTTGGGGTCTGATACGGGAATAACCTCAACGTTGTTGTAGTCCGACTTCTTAGCGTTTGGACCGCCTTCTTCTGGCTCAAACGCATAGTCGTCATCTGTGTAGTCACGGATAATTCCAGCAAGAAGCTGTAGCTCTTGCTTAAGCGCAAAGTGAACACGGGCCTGAACAGCCGACATTACCTTTAGCGTTCTCTCAAGCAAAGCCAGTGTTGTGCCAACAGGAGCATTACCCGACATGTCGGCAATCTTCATATCCGATGTTGCGGCAAAACGACGGCCTTCTTCAACAATCTTGTCCATCAAACCGGATAGAACGAGTGATGGCTCTTTGTATGGCAATGGGAGAATGTTGTCCCTAATACTGCCTGAACCTACGTCTACGTCACGGAACTCGCCCGGAGCGATCGGAGTGTCGTCACCTTTTATGCGCAGGCCACGGGCTTTAAGGCCGCCCGGCAAGTTGGAGAGGGTTCCGGCATCAACCAGCTGACGCATGATGCTAGTAGCAGACTTAGCGTAACCGCCAATAAGGTGGAACAAACCAAAGCCATACGCGCCATATCCTGGAATGTACTGGTAGTGGACGAAGTGACGACGCTTTAGCTTAAGCGGGTCTTCTTCTTTCCAGTTACGCCGAATCGCCAACACCTCGTTAGTGCCGCGGATCATGGTAACTACGTACGGAAGCGCAATACCGGTAGGCTCGCCGTCGTCCATGTCTTCAAAACCTGGAATATCCAAGTCAACGTGGGACTCGTACAGCTCAAAGCGGTCGTCGTAGCTAGCAGAAAAGCCAGTCTCTTTGTCTTTGCTTTCCTGAATATCGCTTCTAAATTTCTCTGGATCACCTAGCTCAACGTCGGCATAAAAGCCTGCGTTCATTAGCTTTAACAGGTCATTCTTGGTCTTGCGCATGGCATGGGTTATGCGATGGCAGGTATTAATTTCGGAGACGCCGTACGGCAGGATGACATCTTCAGCAGGGATAAAGATCGACACTTGACGGCCAACGCTTGGGTCGTAGTACACCTTCTTGAACGCAGAACCAGCGCTCGGTAAGTTCCACAGCATCTTCTCATGCTCGGGTCTGTACTCAGGCATCTTCTCGGTCAGGTTGTAGTTCATGTCTTCTTGAACTCGCGTCGCCGCATCTTTCTTCTCTGGCGTTTCTTTGCCGAGAATCTTGGTGCGTACTGGGCCTTGTGCTGGGAAGGTCTCCATGATGGTGTCGGACTGGAACCGCACCACTGCTTCGGTAATCATCGGGTGGAACACGCCGCACGCGCCATCCCATGGTTCTGTTCTTTCCTCAAACTTGAGGCCAAGCAGGGTAATACCGTCCTTGTACATCTGCTCCCAGTCTTTGCGGGAAGCCAGGTCGTTGCTAATGTCTTCTGACAGGTCGTTTGCAATTTCTTGGACAACTGCGGGGGAGAGAACATCAACTAAGTTCTCGTTAAAGTCGCCGTCAGTGTCGTCTTTGTCAAACTCAAAAAGCTCTTCGCCCTCAACGCTAACGCGCAGCGCTTCTGGGTCCTCGATCTCGATCTCGATGTCGGGCTCTTCGTTTTCTAAACTACCCATCCCTACAGGGGCTTGGTACAGCGATTTCTCGATTGCCATGGTCTTTTCCTAACTTAGTAATACGCCGCACGTCTGCGGTATTTATATAAAAGGTCGTCGTCTTTCTCGTCCGAGTCAAGACTAATAAATCCCCCCTGCCGGTATCGCAGTAGGGCTTGAGTGCAAGTATCCACGAAGTCGTCGTGTTCGCCAACTGGAAAACTGGCTATTTCCTCAATCACTTCGCGCGCCCACCGTTTATCTGGTGCCCATACTTTACCCGATGTAAACAAGTCCGCCACCGCATTTAGCCTGACCATTTTGTCGTTGCCACGCGAGGGGCTGAACTCCTGCACAGGAATGCCAAGGCGACGCAACTCTTGAATTAACGGACCACCCGATGCTTTTTTCTCAACAATGAACGCATCTGGCTGCCAATCTTTGTAGTGTTTTAGCGCGATCGTTTTTAGTTCCGGGAAGGTCATGCGGTCTTTAAACGCATCCAGCAGGATGATGTTGGGGTTGCCCTTGTCCTCGTCGTTGTAAAACACGCCCCAGGTTGTGCACGCCGAGAAGTCCGATGTGGTCTTTACTTCAAACGCCGTATCCCAAGACTGAATCACGTAGTCGCAGGAAGGTGGCTCATCCGCCTCCCATACTTTCCAGTCTTTTCTGGAGACCAGTGCCGACATGTCCGACGTGGGGTTCTGCATGTACTGGGCGTTCCAGTACCGTGGGTCGATCGACGCTTGAGTATTTTTCAGCGCCTCTAGGCTCCACTGCGCAGGCCATAAACTTTTCTCGTGGTCGGTACCCGCATCTAGAATGGCCGGCAGCTCAACGATCTCCCACGGGATGGTGTCCTCGTTTTTAATCTGGTAGTCGATCAACCGCCCGGTCAAGTCCAGCAAGGACCACCGAGTCATAATCACAATAATCGCACCACCTGGCATGAGACGTTGCAAGGGACCCGTTTGGAACCAAGACCACGCGTTATCGAACGCCAGCCTTGAGTTCGCCTTCATATCCTGTTCGGAATGTGGGTCATCAATAACGAATAGATCAGCTCCGCGACCAGCCAGAGCGCCGCCAACACCAGCTGCGTAATACTGACCACCAGCACCAGTGCTCCATTTGCCCGCTGCTTTCTGGTCATCCGAGACCACCGTGTCTGGAAATATCTCATGGTACTCCTCCGAGTCAAGCAAATTTCGAACTCTACGTCCAAAATCCTCAGACAGCGAAGCTGTGTGAGTACCCATAATAATCTTCTTCTCGGGGTAGTTGCCAAGAAAGTACGCTGGGAACAGGTAGCTGGAGAACTCCGACTTACCCATACGAGGGGCTATGTTGATAATGACGCGCTTTTTCTTGCCCTCAACCACGTCTTGGAAGATTTTCGCTAGTTTTCTATGGTGGGGACCCACTTTAAACCCGGGGTACACCCGTTTGGCGAACTCAATCGGGTCGGTTTGCGCTTTTTTTAGCCCTGCCCGGTGTTCTTTCTTCTCCAAATCGGCAAGAAACAGCTCTTTTTCCGCCTTGGTCATGTCTTTTAGCGCCATTTGCGCCGCAAGCGCCTCTTGTGGGGTGAAGAAGTCTAGGTTCATTCTTCTTTTGAGTCGTCTTCTTCAATTTGTTTGGTGATTATGCGTGTCTTTACTTCGATCTCTTCAACGTCCACCACGTCAACGGCGCCCATGTACTTGCCTAGCTTCTCTTTGATCCGGGCGTCGAGTTCTTCGTCCGTCACATCTTCGTTCTTTACCGAGATTCTGTCGGTAAACAGGGCCACTTCAGTTACTTTCCCCAGCAATTCCAAGGCTTTAAGGCGTATTCTGGCGTCAGGGTGGTCGGTTTCTTTGACAATTTTAGCCACCGACATGCTTCGGAGCTCTTCTGCTTGCTCAACAAACTTCCACTGGTAGGCCGTCACCATACCAACGGCTGCACGGATTTCATCCGGTAGGTCTAATTCTAAAAGGCGTTGTTTTGCCCTAGGGTCCGCTTTGACGAGGGCGTCAAATGTTTGGGTTACTTTTTCTTGCTGGGCTTCGCTCAGTATCTCGTCGTCTTCGTCCTCAAACTGGGACAGCCAGTCCGACGTTTTCTTTTGCGCGTTTAAGGTCTGCGCGGGGGTAAGCGAATCTAAAGGGGTAAAGGGTGCTTGATCTTGCATAAGATCAGGTGTGTAGTCTGCGGCGGATGCGGAAACTAGATGTTCTAAAAACATTGCTGCTTTTGCCCCTTTGGTTGCGTGTGGTTATCACGAGTACACGTAGTGTACTCGGTTTTTTAATTTTTGTGTATACTTTCCTTACCACGGTTTTTCTCCTTCATTTGGGCCGTGGTTCCTTATCGTGGACTTAGTACATCCCGGTTTAACCCCCACCTCATACGTGGGGGTTTTTTTATTTGTATACTGGGCGTGTCCTTCACGTGGACACGGGGGTGGTAGTGTTTCGCTTCGCATACTTGGTGCTA